CGCCCCCGGGCGTGCGGAACACCCGAGAGCGGCAGTCAATGGAAATCATCTTTATTTTACCAAAAGAAAGGAAAAAAGTCAAATGGAAATCAGCAAAATCAAGGCAAGAATCACATTTTTTGAGGAACTTCTGGGTACGTGCAGCGGAAATAAGGAGCTGCACCGGGAGTTCATCGCTTCCAAGGCTCCCGACGCCGAGAGCATGGAAGAGGAAGTCGCCGCAATCGGCGTGGACGGCATGATGGAGAAATCCATGACGGTATTCCCCCGGGACGAGAACGGGCAGCCGTTCCTGTATGACTACCAGATCAAGGGCTTTTTCAAGGATTCCTGCGGCGTTCTTCGGAAGGTTCCCGGCACAAAGGCCAGCAAGATCAAGGCGTACAAAAAGGAAATCGACGGCCTCCTGTTTGTCTCCCCCCGAAAGATTCCCCTGGACCTGAACGGCGGCGAGATTGGCGTGTGTGAGCGCCCCCTCCGGGCATCCACGGCGCAGGGTGAGCGGATTGCCCTTTCCAGCAGCGAGACAGCACCGGCAGGGACTTCCATTGAGATTCAGATCGATTGCCTGACCAAGGACATGCACGATCTGGCACTGGAATGCCTGGAGTACGGCAAGCTTCGGGGTATCGGCCAGTGGCGAAACAGTGGGAAGGGACGCTATACATACGAGCTGATTTAAGGCGCAAGGGCATAGCCTAGCTTGGCCTCGCTCAGCAATGGCCTAGATATGAGATGCGTTGCAGAGGCATGGCAAAGCATCGAAATCCTATGCAATGGCGCAGCACAGCACAGCTCGGAAAAGCATGGATTTGAAATCTACGGCAGAATGCCGAAATTGAAAGGAGTTATTTATGGCGAAATATAAGTGTGGGGATAAGGTGCGGATTGTGAGCAAGAACCCAAACGCTATCGGATTCACCGACGCGATGGAAAAATACCTTGGCAAGACCTTAACCGTAATAAATGTGTGGGAAAGACCATATGGACTTTCCACCTACAACTTCAAAGAAGCAACAGTTGGAAATCCTTCGATGGATCTTCCTCGTAAAGTTTCCCATTGGAACTTCGCTGAAAGCTGGATTTCTGGCCTTGCCGAGCCTGAGCGGGAACCCTGCACCGTGGAACTCCGCTTTGACGGGATGATTACCACGGCCACGCTGAAACGGGGAGGGCGGGACGTGAAGACCGCAGAAGCCCGGTGCAATCCGAAGGATATCTTCAGCAGGGCGGAGGGCTCAAGGGTCGCCGTTGAGCGGCTTTTTGAGAAGAAGCGCAAGGAGGACAAGCCAAAGGAGAAATCCAAATGACCCCCAACGAAACAACCCAGCTTCGCACCATGGCGGAGATGAACCGCCGGTTGCGCCGGGAAAATGAGCATCTGCGGGAATCCCTTTTGCTGGAATCGAAGGAAAGCAAGGCATTTGACGACGAGAACGTGGAGCTTTTCGACGTAGTCCACCGAAATCATGAGGTCAGGGGGTGATGGTATGGCAAGCAGGAATAAACCCGTGGATGCCCGGTGGGAGCCGGTGCCGGAGAACCGGAAGCCGTTCAGTATCAAGGAATGCGTTTTCCGCGTCCTCCCCTATGCGGGGCTGAATCTGGTGCTTTTCTGGTGGCAGCAGGCCGATTTGCTGGCAGACAGGGCGGCAGTTCCCGCAATGTGGGTGTGCGCTATCCTGATGGGCGCCGGTATCGGCCGGTGCATCAGAGGGCGATAAAAAGCCGCCCCCGATGTTACAGCACCGGGGACGGCGATACAGAGACATTCATCATCTACCCATATACAGTATATCAAATGGAGAAAGGAAAGTCAATGGACGTTTTTGATAGCATGGAGCCGTGGCGACAGGCTGAACAGTTGGCGGCGGATGCCGAATCCCGGGAAGCGGTACTCCCGAAGTGTGCCAGGTGCGGATATCCCATCACAGACAGCAAACTGGTATATATCCCGGCGCATGATGAGTTCTACTGCCTGGATTGCATCGATTCCATGACGGAATTTAACGAGGAAACGGAGGTGGAGGAATAATGGAGGACGGAATCATCATCAGCGAATCGGAAAGATTCGAGGATATCTACATTGGGCCGTACAGTCGAGTCAATGTTCCGGCTGTCATTTTCCCGGATTATAAGAGGCGCGTTGCCTACATTAACACTCTTGCTTCAAAGTTTTGGAACGGCGAAAACACTGTTGGGATAAAAGTAAGCAAGAACTACATCGTTTTTATTCCGCAAAAAATTGGTAGAACATTAAAAATCAACAAAGTTGGTGGGGGCTTTTATATCAGCATAGGTAGCTTAGGCGGAATTGTCCCCCCCGGGGCAAAATACCGGGCATATCCGTACAAAGGCGGTATCGCTATAAAACGGTTTGAGCCGTTGCAGGAGGATGAAGAATGATACGGAAAATTCCAACCGCGCCCATGAGCAAAGAGGAATGGACAGCGCTGCGCTCTACCACCATTGGTGGTTCGGATGCCGCCGCCATTCTGGGGCTGAACCCCTACAAGTCACCGTATGCCCTGTGGGCGGAGAAAACCGGGAAGGTCATCCCGGAGGATATTTCCCAGAAAGAGGCGGTACGCCTCGGCACGGACTTGGAGGAATACGTAGCAAAGCGGTTCACAGAAGCTACCGGGAAAAAGGTGCGCCGGGAGAACTACACCGTATTCCGGGACGATATGCCCTACGCCCACGCCAACTACGACCGGCTGGTCATCGGTGAACGGGCAGGATTAGAAATCAAGACCACGAACGCGCTCCACTTGAGCAAATTCAAGAACGGCGAGTTCCCGGCTACTTACTACGCGCAATGCTGCCATTACCTTCTTGTGTCCGGCCTTGACCGCTGGTATCTGGCGGTTCTGGTTCTGGGTATTGACTTCAAGGTGTTCGTCATCGAGCGGGACGAGGCAGAGCTGGAAGCCCTGAAAGAGGCGGAGAAAAGCTTCTGGGAGAACGTTCAGAGCGAAATGCCCCCGGCCATTGACGGCATGGATTCCACCATTGACGCCCTGAACGCAGAGTTCCCGGCCAGCGATCCGGACACCGAAGTGGATTTGACCGGCTGCGCCGTTGATTTGGCGATCATGGACGAATGCAGCCAGCAGATCAAGGCGCTGGAAGAAAAGAAAGCAACCGCTCAGGCGCGTATCATGGAGACCATGGGAACCGCCGAGCGGGGCGGATACGGGAGTTACAGCGTCACATGGAAGACGCAGAAACGCTCCACGTTCGATAGAAAGAAGTGGGAGAAAGACCATGGAGAAATCCCACAGAACTATTTCAAATCTTCGGAAAGCAGAACTTTCCGGTTCAAAAAGGAGAATATTTAATGGCAAACGTGATTCAGAATGCCGCCGCTTCTACTCAGGCGGTAGCGAAAAAGAAAAACCCCAGCAGCATTCAGGACTACATTGAGGTGATGAAACCCGCCATTCAGGCGGCGCTGCCCAGCGTGATGACCCCGGAGCGGTTCAGCCGCATTACCTTGTCGGCACTGAGCGCCAACCCGAAGCTCAAGGAATGCACCCCTCAGTCTTTCCTTGGCGCTATGATGACCGCCGCACAGTTGGGCTTGGAGCCGAATACCCCTCTTGGGCAGGCTTACCTGATTCCCTTCCGCAATCACGGCCAGATGGAGTGCCAATTCCAGCTTGGCTATAAGGGGCTTATTGATCTGGCCTACCGTTCCGGTGAGGTTTCCATCATTCAGGCGCACACCGTATACGAAAACGACGAGTTTGAGTATGCCCTTGGCCTTGACCCGAAGCTGCGGCACGTCCCCGCCAAGAGCAACCGTGGCAAGCCCATTGCCTACTACGCCATGTTCAAGACCAAGGACGGAGGCTACGGATTTCAGGTTATGAGCATCGAGGAAGTTACCGAGCACACAAGAAAGTTTTCCAAGAGTTTCGGGAATGGCCCGTGGCAGACCAATTTTGACGAGATGGCAAAGAAAACCGTTCTGAAAAAGGTGCTGAAATACGCCCCGCTGAAATCCGACTTTGTTCGCGGTATGGCTCAGGACGGCACCACAAAGACGGATATTTCCTCCGACATGACAGATATCCCGGACATGACTGAGTACATCGACGTTGACCAGGACACCGGCGAGGTGATTTCTCAGGAGGCGGGCAATGCTTAACCAGATCAGCGTTCAAGGGCGTCTTGCCCGCGACCCGGAGCTGCGGAGAACAAATTCCGGCAAGGCCGTGACCAGCTTCACGCTTGCCTGCGACCGGGACTTCAAGAACCAGCAGACCGGCGAGAAGGAAGTTGACTTTATTGAATGCGTCGCATGGGGCGGCACCGCCGAAATGGTGGAGAAGTACTTCCATAAAGGCCAGATGGCCGTAGCGACCGGCAGATTGCAGTTGCGGGACTGGACGGACAAGAACGGCCAGAAGCGCCGCACAGCGGAGATTCTAGTAAACAGCATCTATTTCTGCGGCAGCAAGGAAAGCGGCACTCAGGCCAGCTCTGGGGCTGACAACGGATACAGCGCACCGGCGTATCAGGCTCCCGCCCCTGCGGCGAACTTCGCGGAGCTGGATGGAGAGGACGAACAATTGCCGTTCTAGGCCGGGAAAAGCAATCTTTCCCTAAAAAGATTGACAGTACAGTTTGCATTTTCCCTTGGCGGTGGGAGGTGAAACCGCCAACTCCAAAGGAATGAGCGAAAACGTGGCAAAAGAAGTTTTCAGAATCGCCTACCCGAAGACCGGCGCGGAAAAGAAGAAGTGGGCGAAGGAGTACGGCATGAATGCGTACTACGCCGGGAAGCACTGGGCATTGCGGAAGAAAGACGCCGAGTTATGGCACTGGCTGACATTGGCGGCTATGAACGCCCAGGGCATTCGCAGAACACCCTTTAAGCTGCCCGTAGCCGTGACGTTCTACTGGAATGACCGGCTGGATATCGACAACCACGCAATTATGGGAAAGATGATCGTGGATGCCATGAAAGGCCGTGTCATCGAGGACGACAACCGGCGCTGGCTGAAAAGCGTTTCCCACAATTTCCACGACGAGGATTACATACAGGTTGAAATACGGGAGGTAAGGCCGTGACACAGTGTGAGCGTATCCTGCGGCATTTGCAGGACTATGGAAGTATCACCCAGGCCGAGGCTGTTACCGAGTACGGCTGTTACCGGCTGGGTGCAAGGATCTGGGATTTGAAAGCGCAAGGCGTACCCATCAAGAGCGAAACCGTCACCGGGAAGAATCGGTACGGAGAGCGGACGTGCTTTGCGCGGTACTCCATCATTAAAGAGGATTAGATAATGGCGATTGAATATTTCTGCGCTTATCACAGTTATCTGGACAGTATGGAGGAACTGAATGACACGGAGAGGGGGAGGCTTTTCACGGCTTGCCTAATCTACAGCAAGACGGGCGAAGCACCGCAACTCCGTGGTAATGAAAGATTCGTATTTCCAACTTTGAAAGCACAGATAGACCGAGATAAGGCAACATACGACAGCCGGTGTAAGAAAAACTCCGATAACATCCGCAAACGATGGAATACGGACGTATACGATGGCGAACAACCGTGTACGAACGATACCAAGACAAAGGAAAAGGAAAAGGAAAAGACAAAGGAAAAGGCAAAGGATAATTATATACCACCTTCGGTGGTTTGCGGTGAGCTGCCGAGCAGCCCCCCGCCTGCGGCGGTGCTTCCGCTGGTTGACGGAACGGATTTTGAGATTTCCGTGGAGACGGTTGCCGAGTTGTCCGGTCTGTATCCCGCCGTGGATGTAGCCCAGCAGTTGCGGAGTATGCGTGGCTGGCTTTTGGCAAATCCCAAAAACAGAAAAACAAAAGCCGGGATCATGCGCTTTGTCAACTCCTGGCTCTCCAGGGAGCAGAATTCGGCTAGACCTGCGGCAAACCAGAAGCCGGGCGGCTATACCAGCGGCGTTGACCGTCTGGCGGAGATGTACAGGGAGGAATTTGGAAATGGATAAACAGGAAGCGTACCAGATTCTCACGCTTTTACAGGCAAATTATCCCGATTCTTTCCGGGGAATGTCCAAAGAGGCGGCAAACGTGAAAGTCAATCTTTGGGCGGATATGTTCTCCGAGGAGCCATTTGAGGCCGTTGCCGCCGCTGCAAAAGCGTACATAGCCACGGACACCGGCGGATTTATGCCAACCATCGGGAAGCTGAAAGATATGCTCCATCGGATGCAGTCGCCCCAGCAGATGACGCAGATGGAGGCCTGGGGGTTGGTTGCGGGCGCACTGAGAAACAGCGTATACGGAGCGGATGACGAGTTCCGGAAGCTTCCACCGGCGGTACAGCGGACGGTGGGAAGCCCCGCCCAGCTCAAGGAATGGGCGCTGATGGACGCAGAAACGGTGCAGTCCGTGGTTGCATCGAATTTCCAGAGATCCTTCCAAGTGTGCCAGAAGCGGGAGGACGATTACCAGAAGCTCCCCGGAGCGGTAAAGAGCTTTATCGCTGAGCTGGCCGGGAAGATGGACTTTGAAATGCTACCGGAAGGCGGTGGAGTATGAAAAACGAAGTAGACAGGGAAAAGGAACGCCCCGGCCAGTACATCGATTCCGAGAGCCCATTTTGCAGAAACTGCACGCGGGACGATTGCCCCACCAACGGGGACGGCTGCAAGGCATGGGAAACGTATTTCATCGATAACTGGAATAAAAACATCATGAAACTATGGAAAAGCCACAAAAAACAACGCCAATTTTTTCGGTATGAACACCCGGATTTGGTGAGAGAGGGGATTGTTATCGAGAATGAATGACTTGGAGCAGATGGCAATCGATCGCCTGAAAGCCGCCTCTGATATGTCGCTCATGGCGTATCAGCAGCCTTTGGTTATCTGCATTTCCGGCGGCAAAGATTCCGGGGTTATCACCGAGCTTGCGGTACGCTCCGGCATCCCCTGCGAGTTCCAGCACAACCACACCACGGCCGATGCCCCAGAAACGGTGCGATTCGTGCGAAGCGAGTTCAAACGACTTGAGGAAAAGGGCTACAAATGCACCGTGAATATGCCCATGTACAAGGGGCAGCGCACCTCCATGTGGAGCTTGATCCCTCAAAAGCTGATGCCGCCTACCCGGCTTGTGCGGTACTGCTGTTCCGTCCTGAAAGAAACAGGGGGGGCAGGGCGGTTTATCTGCACCGGAGTTCGCTGGGCTGAATCTGCATCCAGGAAAAACTACCGTGGAATCTACGAAAAACTGGGCGCAACCAAGGATAAAAAAATCATTCTTACCAACGACAATGACGAAAAGCGGATGCTTTTTGAAAACTGCCGCTTGAAAGCAAAGCGAGTTGTGAACCCCATTATCGACTGGGTGGACAAGGACGTGTACGGCTTCCTGGGAGATGCCAAATGCCCTATGAATCCGCTTTATGCCGAGGGTCGATGCCGGGTTGGGTGTATCGGCTGCCCGCTTGCTGGGAAAAAACAACGTGAAGCAGATTTTGTAAGATGGCCGAAGTACAAGCAACTCTACCTGAACGCCTTTGAACGGATGTTGGAGGAACGCAAACGGCGGGGCAAGGAATCTAGCTGGGCAACCGCAGAAGATGTGTTCCGCTGGTGGATGGAGTACGATGCGCTACCGGGGCAGACAAGTATGGAGGATTTTCAATGAGCAAGGCGAAAATGTACGGCTGTTTCAAGCCGGTGAAGCGGAATTGCACCCCGCCAAGGTGGGGGAAAGTCCCTCGGGGGAATAAAGGGAAACAGAAAGGAAATGGGAAATGAGCAACGTTGTAGAACAGCTTACGCCAAACCCAGTAAGCCATGAGCATGGAGAAAATGGGTGCTGCAAAAACCCGAGGGCGTGGGAAATGGAAATGATGCACCAGGTATGTGCCGCCGGCCTCCACGATGCGGCCAATTGCTTTCAGAATGCGCTTGAAGCAAAGTGGGAGCTTGAATCTCAGCGAAAAGTGAAGCCGAAAACCAACGGTGACAGAATCCGGGCTATGACGGACGAGGAATTAGCAAAAATCCTTAACGGCGGATGCCCTCAGGGAGGAGCAAAGTGCAACGGGCACTGCGGGCTCTGCTGGCTCGACTGGCTTCGATCCCCTGTGGAGGAAAGCCCCTCCGGGGAATAAAGAAAAACAGAAAGGAAATGGGAAATGAGTGGAGGCAAAATGCCTAAGAGAAAATGCACCGGGGCGAATTGCCCAATGCAAGTCGGGTGCGTTGTTCCGGAAACTTGCCCAGAGCCGGAGAAATGCCGGTATGCCACGTTCCCTCAGACCAACGCCGACCGCATCCGGAACATGACGGATGAGGAGATGGCTGACTTTGTGGCAACGTATGTGCACTGTGAAGACTGCTGGCTAGTGGATAACTGCGTGAACTGTGGGGACATGACCTGCTACGATAATATTTTAAGCTTTCTCCACTCCCCGGTGGAGGAGACGGAATGAAAGTTCTGATAGCCTGCGAGGAATCGCAAACCGTGTGCAAGACCGTCCCCGGGATTGCAAAAGCTATGGCGGAACAGTGGGGATAGACCATTTTCGCGAGGTCACGGAAATGGTTTAACCGCCTCGAAATCGACACTGTTAGGAGAGACCAATGACAAGAAAACGTTTTGTAAAACTGCTGATGTCGAAAGGCGTTAAGCGGAACAATGCAAACAGGATTGCGCAAGAGTTCCGGAAAGGGTCTTTGCCCTATGAATTTGCATGGATAGCTTTGGAGTGGAGATTTTTGGGAGAATGAAAACAAGCGATAAGCCCGGGGCATCCCGGGCGGGAAGGAGATAACAATGGCATTTATAGAATTGCACTATAACGATGCTCCGTATCTGCTGAATTTGGACATGATTATAAGCATAGTGCCAGGAGAAAACAAAAAGACAGAGCTTTTTCAGCAAAATAGTGACGAGCGTTTTATATGTGATGAAACATATAAAGAAGTCGTGGAAAAGTTAGGAATAAAAGCATAGCTTGACTTGCGCGGAGGGAGAACTATGGACGAAATCAAATTGAAGCCCTGCCCGTTTTGCGGGGGAACGGCCGGAGCTATAGGGGACGGTGCATTTGACGAAGATAATTGTTTTTGGGTCAGATGTTGGGAATGCGGCGCAGAAACTTCCGCTTATGAATCTGTGGAAGAAGCTAAAGAGGCATGGAACCGGAGGGCTGAGCATGAGTAAAGCGGTACTTATCAGCATCCGCCCGGAGTGGGTGGAGAAGATTGCCAACGGTGAAAAGACACTGGAATTGAGAAAAACAGAGCCGAAGCTGGAAACGCCGTTTAAGGTTTACATTTATTGCACTGCCGGAAACCTGAGTTATGAAGTTAGTAACGGAATGTTTTGCAACATTAGCGGCGGGAGAGTGGTTGTCGGAGAGTTTGTGTGTGACAAAATCGGAATCATTTGGGGTGGTGGGTATCTGAAAATGCCGGAAAGTGCTTTTGCCGGAAGCTGCTTAAATATGTACCAGATAGACACATATCTGGACGGCAAAGACGGGCATTTCTGGCACATTTCCAACCTAAAAATCTACGATAGCCCGAAACAGCTGAGCGAATTTACAGGGCTGCGGACGAAAAGGGATAGCATGGAACTGTACATGCTAGAACGCCCGCCCCAGAGTTGGTGCTATGTGGAGGAATTGCAATGAGCGATTACATCAGCCGGGAAGCGGCGATTGCCGTAGCCGAAGATGCGCAGAAGAAGCTGTGCCCACTTGGCTTGTGGGGCAGAAGATTCGCGTTTGATAAGGAACAATATGATTTATGGCAGGAACTCATAGAAAAATTGGAGGCTATCCCCGCCGCCGATGTGGAGCCGGTGCGGAACGGGCGGTGGGAAGAGTGCGACTGGGTTGACGTGGACGAGCATGGGTTCGGTACAAGAAGAACCTTTAAGGCAGGATTGCGGTGTAGCCAGTGCGCTTGTGTTTTCAAAAAGGAGCTGCTTTGGAAACGAAACTATTGCCCCAACTGCGGCAGCAAAATGGATTTGGAGGATGACAATGGCACATGATTTTTTGGGAAATGAATTAAGCGTTGGAGATGATGTTGTATTTCTGAATTACAACGGAACTTCTGCCAGCTTAGAGCGTGGAAAAATTACAAGAGTATCAGAGCATACAGCAGAAATCAGCGGCAAACGTAGAGCGGAATACAAGATTGTCAAGGTTAATCCTGTGAAACCCACGATGGGTAACACATGGATTTCGTGCAGTGAGAGGCCGCCGGAAGAACTTGAACCTGTAAATGTGGTGTGGGTAAATCACAACCCAATGCCGTACTACCGGTACATGAAGGACGTTCCGCAAAAAGCGACTGCTGTCTATTACAGGGAGGCTTGGTATTGGTGGTCGTGTGTTTGCGAAGATTTGCTTGTAGAGTGCGGCGCGAACGAAACGGATCAGGTGGATGACGATATTGAAATCACCCACTGGCAGCCGCTTCCTGAACCGCCGAAGGAGGAAAACGATGAAACGATTGACGGTTGAACACTGGCAAAATCTTGATCCGTGGGAATGCTGCGGGCAGGATAACTATTGCATACGCCCCAGCAATAAGCCGGGTGGGTGCCGAAATGGCTGCATCGTGCAGAAACTCTATACTCGCCTTGCACAATATGAGGATACGGGGCTTTCGCCGGAGGAAGTAAAAACGGAGCGATGGATTCCGCGCAGTGAGAAATTACCTGATGCCTTCGCATCCGTTCTGGTTGAAATGCCCGGTGAAGAGCCATTCCCGATAGTGCGAGAAGGCTACATATCCGATGATGGAACGTGGGTAGCAGGGAACTTTAAGCGAGAGCCGGGAGAAATTACGCGCTGGAGGCCAATGCCTGCGCCACCGAAGGGAGGCGATGGAGAGTGACAGACTGTTTCAACTCCAGTTGCCCTTTCCGGGATAATTGGAGCAGCAACCCCTACAAGTGCGAGTGCGTGGCTTGCCCCAACAGGGTTACAAAATCACATATTATCATGAGCAACCGAACGCTGGTGCAAGAAGAAATTAAATATCTTACGAAAAATGGAGGTATTGGAAATGAGTGAAAGGCAAGAACACCGCCAGCGCCTTAATGCTAGAATTGCTTACGCCGCCGCTATTGAGCGGTGGGCGAAGAATCAGCCGTCACGCATTCGGTTCTTTGCCGTCAGACGCTGGCTGAAAGAGATGCCGAGGAAGGAGAATTTTTATGAGGCTGATTGATGCTGATTTACTTACAACTGAGATTATAAAAATTTCTGGCGTTATACCTAATTTTAATGAGGATGTGGCGCTTTGCTCGGTCGATAGCATGCCCACCGTGCGAGCTGTATCACTCGCAGAGTTTACGTGTGTGCAGAAGCAGCTGATTTCGCGCAACGCCCAACTGCTGGACGCGAAAGAAAAAATGAAATCCATGGTGCCGGTTGTCAGGTGCCGGGACTGCATTACATTTGAGGAAATAGGCAAGCACCCCACCAACAATGGAGGAACACCATTTGGGTATTGCTATCATTGGCAATATGAGCAGGGCATGTCCCCAAATGAGGTAGACGGCAATGATTTTTGCAGTTATGGGGAGCGAAAGGTGGATGAAAATGGAAGAACTTAACGGCTACACCCCACCTGCCAGCTTGAATTTAAGCGACTTCCAGGATGCTATCGGAGATGCCGTAGTACAGGCGATTATAAAAATTGGTATCCGGGTGAATCGGGAAGAACTTCTGAAAGCTCTGAAATATGACAGAGACAGGAAAAATAAGGAATTGGAGGTACATGAATAATGGCAGAACAGAATTTCAAATTTGATGATGCGTTACTTATGAAGACTGCACGCGAGATGCTTGCAAAAAAATTGACCGAAACAGTGAAAGAGGTCGCCAAGTCGGGGGAATGGGAGATAACCACCATCGAGCAGGAAGAATCTGACCCGGAAAAGATTCTCCGGAGGATGTTTGCAAAATACGCCTACGGCAACGTTCCGGAGTGGTTCGCTTCTGCGGTATCTGCGACGTCCTATGTGCTGTCTGTGGACAAGGGAAAGGGGATTGAGTGTATTTCCGTCTTGCACACGGCAACGGAACGGGCACCGGCTGAAATTCGGATGACGGCGCAGACAAAGTTGCTTATGATATGCCAAGAAACCGGGATGCTCGACGGGGCTGTGAGATTTCCTGTTCTCTAGGGGAGCAACATGGAGTACAAGGATAGCAGGAAGCATTGCGTTGGGTGTTGGTATTTCTTCGGATATTATGAAGGCAGCCGGTGCTGCAATTACATATTCGTCCACGGGGAAAAGCGGCCTTGCCCGCCTGGGAAGGATTGCACCGAAAGGAGGGCGAAAACGAAAAACAGGAGACGGAATTTAATATTATAGCTTTATCTCTGTATAGTATATATTAAATATAATCTTATATCTTGTGTGTATTGTGTATATCTATACAGAGATTTAATAAAATACACAAGGAGGAACGGAATGAACTGGAAGTATGAGGCCATTGAAAAGCTAAAGGAGTACAGTGCAAAGAGGCAGGCCCTGAACAGTATTCCCGAAGAAATGGCGCGGCTGGAATCCGCTATGCAGAGTATCCGAAGCGCCACGGCTGACGGTACGCCGGTAAGCGGCGGTGGCTCCGGCCGGGAAGATGCGATGCTATCGAATATCGTTCACCGTGAGGAACTGGCGCGGTCGCTGGAACAGGCGAGGAAATGGGTGTCGCTTGTGGATTCCGGGCTTGAATCGCTTAGCGCCGATGAAAAGAAGATACTGAGCAGATTCTACATAAGCCCGGCTAGAGGCAACGTCGATGCCCTGTGTGAAGAACTTGGAGTGGAAAAAGCTCAGGTTTACCGCCGCCGGGATTCAGCACTACGACATTTCACGCTATGCCTGTATGGGCAGACTGAAAGCTGAAAAATGAGAAAAAAATGAGACGATTTTTCAGTTTGAATGTGCTATACTGGTAAAAAAGAAAAAGCGCAAGAGGCTTGGGATTGTTCCTGAGCCTCTTTTTGCATGGCGCGGTAGATAACGAGTTGGGCGCTCTCTCCCCAACAGAAGGCCGTTTGAATCGGCCTCGCGCCATATATATCGCCGATGGCCTCCCTATCGGCGCAGCGGGCGCTTTTCGGTGAAGTATGCCCCAAATGCCCACGGGTGGGAAACCGAGTTCAAAAAACATTTTAATCAACAGGAAGGATTGATAGTAATGTTTGTAGAAATCGCAAAGGTCGGGAAGCAAGAGCGCCCTACAGTAACAAGCCTTGATGTGGCGGAGACGTTCGGGAAACTGCATCAGCACGTTCTCAGAGACATTCGCGAACTTGGATGCAGTGAGGAATTTCGGCTGTCCAATTTTGGACAGTCGAGCTATGAGAACGCGCAAGGACACAAGCAGCCGATGTTCATCATAACCCGCGACGGGTTCACCCTATTGGCCATGGGTTATACTGGCGAACTTGCTATGAAGTTCAAGGAAGCGTATATCAAGCAGTTCAACGCTATGGAAGCCGCCTTGCAAGGCAAGCTGATCGAGCGCGAAAAAGGGATTGCCGTTCGTCAGGCGTTGACCAAAGCGCTACAGCAGTCCAGAGAGGACGAGCGGATGCACGGCCATGCGTATTCCAATTACACGAATTGCATCTACAGGGCGTTGTTCGGGAAAGACGCGGCGCAGCTTCGCCGGGATTATGGGCTTGGCGCAAAGGACAATCTTCGGGACGCATTTCCGCAGGAAGAACTTGCCGCTGTGCAGTCCATGGAGCGCCTTGTGAGCGGCCTTGTTGACTGCGGATGGGAATATGCGCAAATTAAAGAATTTATCGGAAAGACCAATTCAAGATTGGCTATTTCCGCATGATGAGCAACTGGTAAGCTACTTTGCCGAGTTGCTTTTTTATTATCCTGAATGAGAGGTGGTGCTATGGCTGCAAGGATTACAGATCGGAAGAAAAAAAGAATAATCGCCGACTGGATAGAAATGCAGTCGTACAGCGCCGTTGCAAAAAAGCATGGCGTAACTCACCAGACTGTGAAAAGGATTGTCAGCGCTTCACCGGATATCGCCCAAAAAGTGCAGGAAAAAAAAGAAGAGAATACCGCCGACATGATGGCGTACATGGAATCACAAAAAAAGGCGATGCAAGAAGCAATCACCTTGCATCTGAAAGCGCTCACAGACCCCGAAAAGATTTCAGCCGCAACATTAAGCCAGATTGCAACATCTTTCGGAATTATTGTCGATAAGGCCACAAGAAACACGGCAAGCGGCAATGATAGTCTCAATAAGCTGGATGGGCTAATTAAGGAGTTTAGAGATGCTATTAAGCCCGAAACAGATTGAATTTGCAAGGTATGGGAATCACCGATGGAATTTCAAGGGCGGCGCGACCCGAAGCGGGAAAACATACCTTGATTTCAAATGGATTATTCCCATGCGGATTCGAGAACGAGCCGGGAAAGATGGGCTTTCCGTTATTTTGGGCGTTACAAAATCCACAATAGAGCGAAACGTGCTAGAGCCTATGCGGAATCTGTACGGGGATAAACTTGTTGGGGCAATTTCCAGCGATAATACAGCATGGATTTTTGGCGAGAAGTGTTATTGCCTTGGCGCGGAAAAAGTGTCTCAAGTATCGAAGATTCGCGGCGCGTCTATCAAGTATTGCTACGGCGACGAGGTCGCGGACTGGTCGGAGGAAGTTTTTGCCCTCCTGAAAAGCCGGCTTGATAAGGAGTATTCCTGCTTCGATGGCACATACAATCCACAGTATCCCAACCACTGGCTTAAGAGATTCCTTGATAGTGATGCCGATATTTTCAGCCAAGAATACACAATAGACGATAATCCATTTTTACCCCCCGCTTTTGTTGAAAATCTGAAAAAAGAATATGCCGGAACGGTGTTCTATGATAGGTACATTCTGGGGAAATGGACGCTGGCAGAGGGGCTTGTATATGATTTTTCCGAAGCGAATATCACGGATGACGTGCCGGAATTCGCGGATTATTACATAAGCATCGACTACGGCACCCTGAATCCGTTTTCATGCGGATTATGGGCTGTGAATGGTAATAAGGCGGTAAGAATCAAAGAGTATTACTACGATGGAAGAGCCAACTATAAGCAGCTCACAGACGAGGAATATTGCGACGCTGTGGAGAGCCTGACGGGCGGCTACGAAATCAAGAGGGCGGTTATTGATCCCTCGGCGGCTTCTTTCATTACCGCCCTGAAACGCCGTGGATTCCGCGTCCAGCAGGCAGACAACGCCGTTCTTGATGGCATTCGGCGCACGGCGGTATATCTCAAGAACGGGAATATAAAAATTCACAGGTGTTGCACGGATTCCATTCGGGAGTTCGGGCTATACCGGTGGGACGATAGGAAAACGGAGGACGCGGTAGTGAAAGATAACGATCACGCTATGGATGATATCAGGTACTTTTGCAACACCATTATGAAATACAAAGTGGAGAAGAAAAACAAGATTTCACCCGCCGCTGCGTTGCTGTTGTGATTTTGCGAGATTTCTGCTATTGGAGAAAATTCATGAAAATTTATCAAGATTTGGAAGAAGCCATTGCAAAGGGAACTACTGGGGAATTCATACGTGATGCAGTGCGGGAGCACCAGAGCAGCAAGGCGTACAAAGATGCCGCTGATGGTATGGCGTACTATAATAAGCACAATATCACCATTGAGAAATTCCAGAAGTTCCTTTTTACCTTATCCGGGAACAAAACTCCTGATATTTGGAGCAGCGACTACCGGCTTAAAACGCTAACGTTTCGGCGGCTGGTGACGCAGGAAGTGGGATATATTTGCGCTAATGGCGTAAGCATGGACGAAAAGGAAAAGCTGGGCGCGGACTTCGACAATAAGCTGCAAACGGCGGCAAAATTGGCACTGGCGCAGGGCGTTTCCTACGGCTATTGGAATCTCGATCATCTGGAAGTGTTTTCATTCGCCGATACTCCCGGAAATCCGGGATTTGTCCCGCTGCTGGATGAAAAAACGTCGGAGCTGATGGCCGGTATTCGGTACTGGTTCCGGGAGACCGGACGAAAAACTGTTTTCCGGGCTACGCTTTACGAGTTGGACGGCGTGAGCGAATGGAGCGCCGAGGGAAGCGACGACGCGCAGCCCATGGCCGAGAAACGCGCATACATCCACAAGGAGCTGAGGAACGATCTAGGCGTTGTGGATGTGTGCGACGAGAACTACACCCGCCTGCCTATTGCGGTACTGTATGGCAACGATACCCACGAAAGCGAACTCGTTGGGTTGCGTGGCTCCATAGACTGCTATGATTTTATCAAATCCGGGTTCGCCAACCAAATTGACGATACCAGCGGAATTTACTGGATTCTGCACAATACCGGCGCTATGGACGATACGGATTTGGCACAGTTCATCCAGAGAATGAAGAGCGTAAAGGCGAATGTGGTAGATAGTTCCGCTGAAACGGCGGCAGAAGCTCACACCCTTGACGTTCCCGTAGAAGCCCGGAAAACCATGCTGGATATTTTGCGGCGCGACCTGTACGAAGATGCCCAGATGCTTGACGTGACGGCTCTGGCGGGCGCTGAGAAAACGGCTACAGAGATTTCGGCGGCTTATCAGCCGCAGGACAATAAATGCGCCGATTTCGAATATTTCTTGATAGATTTCATTCGGCAGATTTGCGCAGTGGCTGGGATTGCCAACCCGGAACCGGCTTTTAGCTGGAATAAAGTTATCAATCAAGCAGAGGAAACCAATATGGTGCTTGCGGCAGCTGCGTTCCTTGATGATGAAACGGTTCTGAAACACCTCCCGTGGATTTTGCCGGAGGAAGTGCCGGAAATCCTGAAAAGGAAAGCAGACGCTGACATAAATACGGTTTACGGCGGTGATGAGGATGGCCAGACCGAATGAAGCCGATAGAGGAACCGATAGGGCGCTTGCCGACTTGGAGCGCCGCATTAACTCCGTATATTCTAAGGCGGCTAAAGAACTGCAAGAGGAAATAGATGCCTTTTTCAAGCACTTTGCTGATCAGGATAAGAAGATGCAGGACTTGATAGGCCAGAAGCGCAACGGTAAGGAGTGGACTGAAAAGGACTACCAACAATGGCGGCTGAACCAGATGGGGCGCGGGGCGCGGTTGGAAGCGCTTCGCGACAAACTGGCCGAACGTGCGACGGAAGCAAAAGAGGTGGCGCTTGCCTATGTGAACGACGCTACGCCTGGAATCTACTCCCTGAATCGGAATTACACCGCTTACACCATCGAGAGCGTTTACCCAAGTGCAGATTTTACGCTTTTTGACGAGCAGACCGTAAAGCGCTTAATTGTGGAGCAGCCGGACGTAATGCCATACTACCCCGAAAGGCTGGCGCTAAAGCGGGGCATTGATTTGGCTTTTGGCAAGCAGCAGATTACAGCAAGCGTTACAGGCTCCATTTTGCAAGGCAGAAGTATCAAGCAGATATCCGATGATTTGCAGTCCAGAATCGTCACAATGAGCCGTGTAAGCGCTATTCGAGCGGCAAGAACGGCAGTTACCGCCGCACAGAATGCCGGTAGAATGGACAGCTACGCCGCCGCTGACGAAATGTGGGGCATTAAATCCAAGAAAAAGTGGGTAGCCACAAAGGATTTGCGCACCCGCCACGATCACGGTATGGCAGACAATCAGATTGTGGACTACGATCAGCCGTTCGATGTCGGCGGCTATAAGATGATGTTCCCCGGTGATGGCTCGTTGGGAGCGCCGGGACATGAGCTGTATAATTGCCGCTGCACGGTTGTGAATGCCACTGACGACGATCTGGAAGCGGAACGCCACATGATGCGCGTGAAGAATCCCGAAACCGGGGAATATGAGCTTGTAAAGAAAAAATCGTACAAAGAATGGTACGACGAGAAGAAAGCACAGTATCCTCCGGAAAAATGGGCGGGCATGGTAAAAGCTGGCAAGAACTATCAGGCCGACCAACGGCAATATGCTGATTTTGTAAATGTTTTGGGAAATAAAGCCCCGAAAACGTTTGCAAAATTCCAAGATTTGAAGTATAATGATATTGATGGGTGGGAGACGCTCAAAACAACGAAACGGCAGACCGATGTTGTAAAGAATGCTGAGTGTATAACTACTCCGAAGAAATACACGGGATATTTCCTGAAAGATGGGGCAAAGCACGCTGACCAGTTCTTCGATGTTGGCTACACAGCAGATAATCCGCTTAAGCTGCGATACGATATGGCAAGGCAGTTTGATATGAGCAAAGCTGTGGAGTTCAAGGAATTGGGCGGCGGAGCAACTCAATTTAACATCTACATGGAGTTGGGAGTTACAAAGAAGCGGTCTTTTGTTACGGGGTGGATACAAGATACGCCGGATAGCAAACCGAGAATTGTAACCAGTTTTAGAAAGAATCGAGGTGGGGAAGCATGATTAAAGAATACGACCATGTAAAAGTCCTCAAGACAGGCGACACAGGAATTGTCGTCGATGTTCGTGATACTGGTGGCATTTTCTACCTTGTAGAACTGGACAAAAACAACGAACTATTGGACTGCAAGAGGGAAGAGATAGAAAAGCTTTGTAATTAGAATATGGCAAGGGCTGAAAGCACTGTGCAAAAATGCATGGTGCTTTTTCTATGCCAAAATCTTCCAACCAGATAAAAAAGAAGCGGGCTGGAATCCCTGCTTGTGGTGGATTATGCGTATGCGCCGCCACGAACCGCACAAGACCGGCTCTGGAAGAAGCAGAAAAGGAGTGGAAAATGAGCATTACCTTTGTGGATAACTCCGACGAAATCCTCCGCGCACTTGGTGAAGCGTGTGAGCGCGGATTGGAACGCTGCGGAGAAAAAGCTGTAGAATATGCCAAGGATTTATGCCCCGTTGATACTGGGAATTTGCGCAACAGCATTACACATACCGTGGAGGATGGGAAAAAAGCCATTGTTGGAACGCCTACCGAATACGCCATTTATCAGGAAATGGGAACGGGCAAATACGCCGAGGGAGGCGGAGGCCGTCCTACTCCGTGGAAATACCAGGACGCGCAGGGGATCTGGCATTGGACAGCTGGCAATCGGGCGCACCCGTTTATTAAGCCGTCAATCGCCGATCATCAGGGAACATACAAGAATATTCTGAAAGACGAACTTAGCAAAGGAGATTGACGTAGCGTGGATACCAGAAAAATCAACGTTCTTGGAGCTGAATACACACTTTCCGTCTGCTGCGAAGACGAAGATTCGCGGCTGGCGGGATGCGATGGATTTTGCGACGAAACCAGCAAAGAACTGGTTGTGGATAGCTACAGTAAGCAAGTCGGCGACCCAACCTGTAAGAAAAACTTACAAGTTCAAATCATGAAAAACAAGCGGCATGAGATCATTCACGCATTTCTATTTGAAAGTGGCCTTGCGGAAAACTCCGAATGGGCACAGAACGAGGAAATGGTAGATTTTTTTGCTATCCAGTTTCCCAAACTTATGGAAGTATTCAAAAACGCTGACGCGATTTGAGGGGCAATAAATGAATAATGACGAAATCATAAAGGCCATAGAGGCTATCATAAAGCGTGGGAACGATGTGGAGATACGGCGCAAGGGCGACGGCTACATAGTCCTCGAAGTAAAGAAAACAATCAAATATTCTTCTCCTGCGTAATTGGGCGCAGGAATGGGCAATCGGAGCCGAACAGTACGTATATTTTGCGTGCTGTTCGGCTCCTTTTTTGTTTATTTCGGTAAAACCCGCGAAGTATAGCGGCTTTTATATCACAGTCGTCCCCGAAGAATAGGGGCGAAGAAAGGAAGACTGAAACAATGGCATTAACTCGCAAACTTTTGAAGGGAATGGGGCTTACCGACGAACAGGTAGACACCATTATTGAAGCGCACACCGATACCGTGGACGGCCTGAAAGCCGATATCGGGAGGTACAAGGCCGACGCTGAGAAACTTCCTGGCATTCAAAAGGAATTGGATGATCTGAAAAAGGAAGACGCTGACGGCGGATACAAGGCCAAGTACGAGAAGGAAAAGAAAGACTTTCAGGATTTCAAAGACGGGGTTGCCGCCAAGGAGAGCGCCGCCGCCAAGGAAAAGGCCGCGCGGGCGTACTTCCAGAGCAAGGGCATTCCCGCCGAGAGCATGGGGCTGGTAATCCGTGGAGCGAAAGCTGAAATCGACGGCCTGAAACTGGACGGCGAAAGTATCAAAGATACCGCCGCACTGGATGGGCTGCTTTCCGGCGATTACAAGGGCTTGATCGGCAAGACTACCGCCACCGGCACCCAAACGCAGACCCCGCCTGACACCTCTGGTGGCGCAAAGAGCCGCGCTGAAATCTACAAAAAGGACGATAAAGGCCGGTATCTTTTGTCCACCGCTGAGAGGCAGGCCGCGCTTGCTGAAAGCATGGCAAGCGAAAACAAATAACTTTTTTGAAAGGAGCTGTACAAATGGCAGCAAAAGAAAACGTAACGATTTCCACACAGTTCGCCACGTCCGCGCGAGAGGTGGACTTTGTAACCCGGTTCAACGATAACTGGGACGCACTGCGCACCATTCTGGGCATTATGCGGCCTATCCGCAAGGCGCCTGGAACGAAACTGGTATCCTACAAGGCAGAGGTAGACGGCGCTTTGCAGGGCGGTGCCACCGTAGCGGAAGGCGACGAGATCCCCTTCACTAAGATGAAGGTTTCCCCCGTCACCTATGGCGATATCGAGGTGGCCAAGTATGCAAAGAGCGTTACCATCGAGAGCGTGGCCAAATACGGCGCAGAGGTCGCCGTAGAAAAGACGGACGACGCTTTCCTGGTTGCCCTGCAAAACAAGGTTTTGGGTGACTTCTACACTTTCCTGGCTACCGGCTCTCTGGCGCTGACCCCCAAGACCTGGCAGCTGGCGCTCGCACAGGCCAAGGGCAAGGTGCTTGCGAAGTTCATGGGCATGGACAAGGACGTGACCGAGGTTGTTGGTTTTGCCAACATCATGGATTTCTACGACTACCTGGGCGACAAGGAGATTACCACCCAGACCATGTTCGGCCTTACCTATGTCCAGAACTTCCTGGGCTACAACACCCTTTTCCTCCTGCCTGACAAGTACGTCGCCGCTGGTAAGGTGATTGCAACCCCGGTTGAGAACATCGACCTGTACTACGTTGACCCGAGCGACAGCGACTTTGCCAAGCTGGGGCTGAATTACACCGTGAAGGGCGAAACGAACCTGATCGGCGTACATGTCGAGGGCGACTATTCCCGGGCTACCGGCGATATGTACGCCATCATGGGCATGAAACTGTGGGCGGAGTACCTGGACGGCATCGCCGTTGCCACTGTTACCCCGGCGGGGGGTTAAGGGCGGCTCTGACGGTTGACAAACCCGCACCGGAAACCGTGGACTTTGACGGAATGACGAAAGCGCAGCTTTTGGAGTACGCCAAAGAAAACGGTATTTCCGGGGTCAGCGCCGCAATGAACAAAGCGGACATTCTGGCCGTTGTAAAGAGCCGGTAAAGGAGGGAATCACATGGGGCATGCGGTAAGCCTGTATGAGCTGCTTGTGTACCTGCGTAATTTCTTCCCCGGCTTGCACTGGCAGTTTACCGGGGAGGAAATCACCGGGAACCGGATCGTTATTCCCGGCCTTGAAACAGGCGATTACTACCTGATCGAAGGAAGCCGGAGGAATAACGGGATTCACGTGTACGGTGATGCTGATTTGCGGAACGAAACTTATACCGGAATCGTTACGGAAATCTGCGTACCTCCGGAGGTGCTGGCGATTCTGGAAGAAATCAACACATGGCAGGAGAAGAACGCTGAGGCCGTACAAAGCCCGTATCAAAGCGAATCTTTCGGCGGCTACTCATACACAAAGGCAAGCGGTTCGTCCGGCTCCGGAGAAAGCACGAGCTGGAAAACGGTGTTTGCGCCGCGCTTGCGGATATGGAGGAAGATATGAGCTTGCTTGACTACTACCTGAATAACACGTGCGCACTGATGGAAAAGAAGCGCACCCCGGATGGTGAGGGCGGCTGGGCAACGGAATGGGCACAGGGCGCGGAGTTCGACGCGGCTATTATTCTGGATACCTCCATGCAATCCAGAATCGCGGAGAAGGATGGCGTTACCAGCGTGTACACCATTACCACCCGCCGCGCGAATCCTCTTTCTTTCCATGATGTATTCAAGCGGCTTTCCGATGGTGCAATTTTCCGGGTGACGAGCAACGGGAGCGATAAGGAAGCGCCAACCGTTGGCACTTTGGATATGTGCCAAGTCACCGCCGAGAAATGGGAGCTGACAAAATGACGGCAACAGAAGCGCTCTACAAGTTTTTTTCCGGCTTTAATCTCCCCGCGTATCCGGATACAGCGGTACCGAGCGACACCGTAATGCCCTACCTTACCTATTCCGTCTCCGTCGGCGGGTGGGGCGATATGGCGAACTCGCTGACGGTAAAACTGTGGTATCACACGGAGAAGGAGGCAGAGCCGAACGCCAAGGCAGAGGAAATTTCCCGCACGATAGGGCGTGGAGGCATTCAGCTGCCTTGTGATACCGGCACAGTTTGGCTTATGCGCGGTGAGCCGTGGTGCATCAATTCCACATTTGAATCAGATCAATCCATCAAATTGCGGCAACTGAACGTTGCCGCAATTTTCAATACCATATAGGAGGAAATCAATGAAATTTACACAGATTCCGCAGGATACCTTTAAGGAGCTTGTGCTGAATGCCGGTGTTCTGCTTTCAGCCTTTTCGCCCGATACGGCGGAGTATGACAATGCCGATATCATAGGCGCTACCAGCGGCGGCTTGACCTTCGCGGCAACGCCCAGCTTCTCTGATTTCGGCGAGGATATTGATAACTGTCCGAAGAACACAAAGGAGTTGAAACGGCTGGAAGGCTGGGAGGTGAAGCTTAGCGGCACTTTTGCATCCATGAATGCCACTAACGCAAAAACGATGGTAGCCGCCGCTGATGAAGCCGTCGGGAAAATCACGCCCAGAAACGATATTGCCGCCGAGGATTTCAAGGACATCTGGCTTGTGGCCGACTACTCCGATAAAAACGGCGCGAAAAAGGGCGGCTATCTGGCCATCCATATGCTGAACGGCCTTTCTACTGGCGGTTTCCAGCTGAAAACCGGTGACAAGAGCAAAGGCCAGTTCGCGTTCGAGTTCACCGGCCATTATTCCATCACGGCGCAGGATACGCCGCCTTTTGAGATTTACGTAAAGGCCGGAGAGGCCGAATCCGCTACGATGTAGGAGGCTAAGCATGAGAAAATTATCTCAACTTGGCACGGACGAGTGCCTGGACGTGTTGTGCGAGATCACCCCGCACATTGTGAATCTCGTTTCTGATGAGGAAATCATGAACGCCATCGGCAAGCCGGTGGACAAGAAAAACTCCACAAAAGTCGGCGTTATGCTGATTGGTGCGCAGAGGATTACCACCGTTGTTCCGCTGCTGCTGAAAACGCACCGCGCCGACATTTATGCTATTTTGTCCATCATGGGCGAAAAGAGCATTGAGGAAGTGGCCGCGCAGAGTACCATGGCGACGCTTTGGCAGATTAAGGAGCTTTCCAACGATAAGGAACTGCTGAGTTTTTTCAAATCGTGGGGGCGTGGGGAGCAGAGCGAATAATCAGCGCACTGTGCGCCCTCCCCAGAGTACGGGCGAGGGCGTACCTCTCCATTCTTCCCATGGAGTTGAAAAAGCAATGCGAACGTGAAATCCTTCGGCGCTACATTACCGACGGTATCCAGATGATAACGCAAAACACGGCGGGGCGTGATGAGCGATTGTATCTATCTATCGGATACGAGGATATCATCAGCCCGAAGCCGGTGGAAAACCGGTCTGCGGAGGATATCGTGGCGGATGTGATGAAAAATGCCGGGTTGAAACTGGTGACGAAAGGCGGTGGGCAGGATGGCGGCTAATGTATTTGAGCTGTTTGCGACGATCTCTCTGGATACAGATGAATATGAGCGTAAACTAAAGGATTCTGAAAACAAAACAAGCACATTCGCCGACGTTCTGAAAGCCAACCTTGCCAGTGGCGCGATTATCGCCGGAGTAAAGAAGCTCGCCGGGGTAGTTGCAGACGTTGGCAAAGCGGCCTACACCAGTTATGCGCGGTATGAGCAGTTAGCCGGTGGCGCACAGCTGATGTTCGGCGACGCTTACGATTTCGTGGCGGAGAAAGCGAGAAACGCCTACAAGACCGTGCAAATGAGCCAGAACGACTATTTGCAGCAGGTGAATGGATTTGCTACCGGCCTGAAAACCGCCCTCGGCGGCAATGTGCAGGCCGCCGCCGAACTTGCCGACAAAGTTATTACCGCCGAAGCTGACGTTGTGGCGGCGACCGGCAATTCTCAGGAAGCTGTACAAAATGCCTTTAACGGCATTATGAAATCCAACTACACGATGCTGGACAATTTGCAGCTGGGTATTGCCCCCACAAAGGAGGGGTTCCAGCAGCTGATTGACAAGGTAAACGAGTGGAACGCAGAGAACGGCGAGGCTACTTCCTACACCATTGACAATCTAGCTGACTGTCAGGCCGCGCTTGTGGATTATATCGAAATGCAGGGGCTTGCGGGGTATGCGGCAAATGAAGCGGCGGGCACCATCGAGGGTTCCACAGCGTCCATGAAAGCAGCATGGCAAAATCTGGCTACCGGCATGGCTGACAGCAACGCCGACATGGAAGGACTTACCAAGGACTTTGTAGACAGCGTATTTACAGCCGGAAAGAACATTATACCCCGTGTACAGCAAATCGTTACCGGCGTTGGAACTGCTACGGGAGAAGCTATTTCGTACCTTCGGGAAACGAATAGCGCTATTGATCTTCTCGTCACGGCGTTTGAGTTCGCGGCCACAGCGGCAACCGTTGCCGGTACTGCAATCGGGGCGAGTATGGCGGGAAAGGCCATTGCAAATATCGCCACGATATTCACGGCAAATGCGTCGGCGCTTGCATTCTTCACAGCGGAAAGCGGAAAAGCGGCCGTTGCAGAAGCCACACTGAATGGCGTATTTTCCGTCAGTGAAATAGCCGTTGGCGTACTCACCGGCCAGATTTCCCTTGCAACTGCGGCGCAGTATGCATGGAATACGGCTATAAACGCGAACCCCATTGGCTTGATTGCCGCGGCTGTAGCTGCTCTGGCGATTGGCATTGGCAAGGCAACCAAGGCGCACAAGGATTTCGTCAAAGAGTTAGCCGGAGAGCCGCAGACGGTAGAAGAAGCACGCGCAAAGGTAGAAGAGCTTGAGCAGCAGTACGAGGAAGCTTCAAAAGCCAGACTGGAAGCGTTCTCGTCGGATGCTGGTTTCAGCGGTGACACCGTCGAGATGGAGAGATTAGCCGAAGCCATAAAGCAGGCGAAGCAGAATCTTGCCGATTTGGAAGCGCAGGAGCAGGCTGCCGCCGAGGAAGCGGCAAAGCCAGCAAATGTGATAAAGGCTGCTTCTGAGGAATATGCGGCCGCCGCACAGTCCATTTTGGAGGATTACCAGAATACCTATACCAGCATCTATAACGGGCTGCATGATGTTGGTTCTGCGTTTACTTCCCAAATAGAAGTTGTGAAAATGTCGTGGGATGGCCTCATGGGGAATTTGCACGGTAATACCGAAGTTCTCCAGCAGATTGACGAAGATTTTGCGTTCATTCGTGAAAAAGCAGACCTCGCAGGCGTTAGCATTGATGGGCTAGGCAAGTATCTTGCATCCATGAGTGATGGGGAAAAGGCCGGATTCCTTGCGGGAGTGCGTGAAGAACTTGAAGATATGTCTGGTGGTACCGATGGCCTGAGCAGAAAATTTGCGGAGCTTATGGATAATGTTTCTGCATATGAGGCCGCAGGAACCGAAACTTCTGATGGATTGGCGTTGGCGGTGGAGAATGTAAAAAGCCGTATGCAGGAAGCCGCAGACAGCTACGTGGAAAAGGTCGGCGACCTTGACCAGGAGGCGGCGGCTACAGAGGCGGCAACCAATACCATGAGTGGTCTGGTTGCCGGTATCGATAGCAGCACGCCGGGAGTTCTGGACAAGCTGGATTCCCTTGCTTCCCAGATGAAATCACGGCTGACAAATAGCTTTGCCAACTACACGCTCACGATAAAGGCCAATATCAAAGGGAGCAACGTTCCCGGAGCAAAGAGCGGCCTTGATTATGTACCATACGACGATTATCTGGTACGCCTCCATAAGGGGGAAAAAGTTCTCACCGCCGAGGAAGCGCGAGCATATAGGGCTGGAAAATCGGCTGGTGCGTCTGGCGGGGCGGACTACGACGGAGTGGGCTTTGCTGGTGGTGGACGCGGCGTGACAATTATCCAGAATATTAATTCTCCTGTGCAATCCGAAGTGGAGCTGGCAGCAGCCACAGAGGCTTATTTCACACAAGCGAGGTGGACGATTTGAAGAACTTCAACAATTTAAGCAAATTGTTCCGCTACGTGAACGAAAACGGGGATAGCGTTACCTTTGATTATGCCGGTGGATATCTTATCAACAAGCCCACGGGCATTGATACGGTAACGGTATCCCTGTCCCAGGCGAAGGGCATCAACCAGACGGGCGCGACAATTCAGAGCAAAAACGTTCAGCCCCGGCCCGTGAATATCAACGGGTATCTGGTGGGAGACGGTCAGGCGGCAAGTAAAGAGAAGCTGATATCCGTCATCCGCCCCGATCTTGCCGGAAAGCTGTACGCGGATGACTATTATCTGAATGTTTGGCCTACGGCGACACCCAGCATTGAGCCGAAAGACTGGGGTGCACAGTTCCAGTTTTCCCTTTTGGCGGCGTATCCGTATTGGTGCAAGGACGATTCCGCAGCGGTAACGTTGTCCGGCATTCAAAAGCTATTCAAATTCCCATGGAACATTTCAAGGCCGTATCGTTTCGGCCAGCTGTTTGAAGCGAAATTCATCAACGTGGAGAATCGCGGCCAGGTTCCCGTCCCGTTTACTGCTACCCTTTCGGCAAGCGGTGATGTGGAGAACCCCAAAATCACCAACGCCGCGACGGGAAAATTTCTGCTGATAAATAAAACTATCGTCAGCGGGGAGCGGCTGGTTGTAGAGATCACGCACGATCGGACAACTGTAACGTCATCCGTCGACGGAGATTGCCGAGGCGCGTTGAGCCTGAAAAGCACTTTGTTTCAGCTGGAAGTTGGGGATAATGTGTTGAAGCCGGAAGCGACAAGCGGGCTTGCGAATTTGCAGGTGGATATTGACTTTGCAACGGAGATCGTGGGGATTGCGCTATGAGCTTTGAAATCTATAAAGAGGACTTTTCCACCCGGTATGAAATCCGGCACGCAATCAGTATTATCATGAATATTTACTACAACGATATCGGAAAGCTGATACTGGTTGCGCCGGTAAGCGACTACAACATTAACGTGTTGAAAGTCGGCAATCTCCTGTATGATACGAGCAGAAACGTAACATTTGTGATAGAAAACACAAAAATCGACACGACCACAAACCGCATAACGGCAAATGGATACACCGCAAACTGGCTTTTGAATAAGCGCATCATTGCATCAGAATATCACATGACAACTATCGAGACGGGCGTGTACAAGCTGATAAGCGATAATCTCCGGGGAATGACAAGAATTCAAGTTGCACAGGCAACCGGGATGACCGATAAAACGGACAATGTTTTCATGGGTGGGAATTTGCTGGATGAAATCATCCCGTTTCTTGAAGAAAAAGGCATAGGCCACACAATGGATTGGAACCCCGATGATATGACACACACTTTCCGCCTTTACAAGGGGCGTGACCTGACGGCCGGCATTCACGCTATTGTCTTTTCGGAGGAACAGGGAAGCGCAAAAGACCTTGTAATTAACGACGACGATTCCACCCTATGCAATGTGGCCTATGTGCAAGGAAGCCTTAGCGGCACAGACAATACTTTTGTTGAGATTGTCGGAGATACAACCGGGGACAATCGCCGGGAGGTGTGGTTCAAAACAGCCGTTCGGCAGGAAAATGACGAATCTGCGGCTGATTGCAAAGCCCGTGCGCGTGCTTATGGACAGATGGAGCTGGGAAAGCGTATCCGGCGAAAGTCCTTTTCCGTATCCATCGACCCGGAAGATCTGGGCAAGTATTACGCTCTGGGGGACATTGTATCGTGCGTATCTGCCCGGTTCGGGGTATCGTTCAGCGCCCGGATTACGGGCATTAAGTACACCTTGGACAACAACAAAGCCCGGACAGAAGTTATCCTGGGCGACCCTATTCTTACAGCATTGGGGGCAATGAAACTAAATGGCTAATATCAAAAGTTTCCCGAATAACCAAGATACATACATAGGCGCAGAAGACGTTATGCGCTGGCACCATGGCCGCACATCCGGCGTTTTTGCCGCTGGCAGTAATGCGTCCGTGCAGGCGCTTTCCACGCCGGGAATGGCGGTGAAAGTTTCAGACGGCACCGGATGGATGGCAAATTCCGGCAGGAACGGCATTGTGTGGTGGATTGATAATGAATCCGTTGATGGTGCCAAATTGCAGCTTGCCGTTGACGCGGCAGACGGCGTTCTGAATCGGATTGATCGCGTAATTGTGGAGTGGAAAACCACAAACTATGTGGACTATCCGGAAGTGAAAATCTTGAAAGGCGCAAAATCCGGGAAGGCAGCAGCCCCGGCACTGACAAACAACAGCACAATCCGGCAGATCAGCCTTGCGCGGATTTCCGTTGCAGCCGGTACAACCGCTATCACCGCTTCCATGATTACGGATGAGCGGCTTGACGCTTCGGTGTGCGGGCTGGTGACGGAAAAGGTGGGCATTGATACCAGCACAATGCAAAGTCAGTTTTCCACGCTCCTGCAGGAAACGCAGGCGCAAGTAAAAGATGTGCTTGATGATACCACGGCGCAAGCCACATCGGTGCTGGATTCCATCAACCGGGAGCTGGCAGACCTGGAAGCCGGTACGGCGGTGGAGCTGAAAAAGCTCCTGTTCACGAACATCAGCGTGCCGGTATCCGCGTTTGTGGCTGATTCTACATATCAGGATTACCCATTCCGTGCGGCGATTGCGCTGACGGGGGTGCTGGACACCATGATTCCGGAAGTGGTTCTCGGCGTTGCAGACGCAATTGACGGCAATTTTGCCCCTGTTGCAGCTACCTATAACGGCGGCGTGTATCTGTATGCCGCAAGCGCCCCGGAATCGGCAATTACAGTTCCCACCATTATTTGCTGGAAAGGCGGTGTAAGCGCATGATTGGCAGAGTAAACACCGGTGGCGGCGGCACAGGCGGCACTCTCACCGTCACAGCCCCGGCGAACGTCACCGTGACTGTTTCCAAGGACGGCAAGAGTAAGATCAAGAACTCCGGCACCAGCGGCGTGGTTGTCTTCAAGGGGCTTGCAAGCGGGACGTGGACACTTGCGATTACGGATGGGTCACAAACCTCATCTAAGCCTGTTGTCGTCACTGCCGATTATTCAACCGTGATTGCATTTTTCACGGCCACTATCAACATCACCTATCCTGCCGGTTCGACCTGCACTTGCTCTGACGGCACAACGACTCTATCCGCCCCTGACACCAGTGGTACATGGGCTTGCATTGTGCCGAACGCCGGGACTTGGACTGCAGCCGCTACAGATGGGGTAGAAAACACCAGTGAATCTGTATCTATAACTACAGATGGTCAAATCGCAGCCATTGAGCTGAGCTATTTGCTCTGGCTGTATAAAAGCGGAAACACCTATAATGCAGTAACCGGAGGCTGGTCAGTAGCCGAGCATCCCTCAACTGGTGGAAGTTTTGACAGTGTGCTTACTCTAAACGACGATAGCATGCTATTATCGACGGAAGTATTTGGTGGCAGCGTAGCATACGCAAATGCATTCACGAATAACTCGATTGATCTGACAGGAGTAAATACTCTGAAATTCAAAATAACGGGTATTGGTAATACTGCATACTCGGACAAAGAGGGCAATACACATAAGTTCCGATTCAGTCTTGTGGTGGCAAATGAACGGCCTACCAAGCAAACCCCAACATTTGCCGCAGATATGAATATCCTGGCAACCGGCGAGTATTCTGTTGACGTTTCAGCTGTAACCGCGGGATACGTTGGTATATGGATAGCCACTGGAGGATACAACAAAACGACGCTGACAATATCTGAGATATGGGGTGAAGAATGATGATTTACATTGATTCTGACTTTAAGTGCTACGTCACCCCTGGCGAAGGCCTTACACCTATTGAAACAGATGTCTTCGACGGTAAGTGCAATATTTATATTCAGGGCTATCGCTTCATCCCGGCGGGTAAGACGTGGACACGTGCTGATGGCGTGGTGTTCACCGGCGAGATGATTGCCCCATGGAAACCCTGGGATGAACTTGACGCCGTTCAGCGGGAATATGAGCGGGAGCAGTACAAAACGGTTTCTACTCAGAACGCTGAATACGAAGAGGCGTTGACTGAAATTGAAACCGCTCTGGGGGTGAACGCATGATGACCATCGAAGAGCGTAAAAACGCTATCCTTGAAAAAATCAGGGAGATAAAAGCCAGCGGCGGTGAGGAACAGCTTAAAGAGCTGGATGAAGCTTATAAGAAAGGGGTTGATAGTCTGTGACCCAGGAGGAAAGAAAAAGCATCATGTATGCCCAGGGGCGTGCGAATGCGCTCGCCTTGCAGGAGAAAGCCCCGGACATGACAGGCACCGAACTGAACGCGGCGGATAGCGACATTCCCGGTTTCAAGGCTGCCGTCGCAAACAAAAACATGCTGGAGCGTAAGGCCGGGTTTGTGTGCCGGTCATCTGCTGGCCGTGTGGTGCGGCTGGTGCAGCCCTATGACAGCACTATCTACACCAAGGAGCCGGAGGAACTTCCAGCGCAGTGGGGGTTTGCTTGGAGCACCGACCCAGCGAAAGCGTTGCCGTTCGTCGCCATGGCTACCAGCCCCTACAATAAGGGCGACTGCTGCACGGAGGGAAGCAAAGTGTATCGCTCCACATTGGACAATAATGTATGGTCACCGTCCGCATACCCTCAGGGCTGGGAAGAGGTGAACGTATGACGGTAAAGCAAATTCAATGCCTGTTGACTTATCTGGGCTATTCTCCCGGCGCAATCGATGGAGCTGACGGCAGGAATACCCAAGCGGCAATCCGTGCGTTTCAAGCCGACTACGGGCTTACCGTGGACGGGATACCGGGTGCGGCTACCCAGAAAATGCTCATCGGTGCTATCGCCGGGACGGCGGTAAAGGTAAAGAAACCGGAGAGCAGCGACGCGCCGAAAACCGGGACGTTCTGGGACGACATTAAGTACTTCACCCGGAAGGAATTCCGGTGCCCCTGCGGCCGCTGCGGTGGGTTCCCGGTGGAGCCGCAAGAATCCATGGTGCGTGCTGTAGATGAAATCCGGCACCGGCTGGGCATCCCGATTTCCATTGTGGACGGCGGTGGTTCCGGCGTCCGGTGTGCGGCTCACAATGCCGAGGTTGGCGGCGTGGCTAACTCTCAGCATCTGTTTGGGCTTGCCGCTGATCTGCACAGTGCCGCAAGCCCGGCGGAGATGAAAGCCGTAGCGGAGGAAGTCATGGGGCGCACCGGTGGCATTGGGCTGTACAGCTGGGGCATTCATGTGGACACCCGTCCCGGCTATGCCCGGTGGAATGGATAAGAAAGAAGGAACGAGATGCACGAATTGGTAAAAACTGCCGTTACTATTCTAATCACGCTGATTGGGTCGGCGGGCTTCTGGAGCTATCTGGATGCCCGCCGGACAAAGAAAAGCGCAAACACCCGCCTGCTGGTGGGAATCGCGCATGATAGGATCGTATTTCTCGGAATGAAGTACGTGGAGCGCGGGTATATCACCAGTGATGAGTACGAGAACCTGAACGATTATCTTTATGCGCCATATGCAGAAGCCGGGGGCAACGGCTCTGCGAAACGTGTAATGGAGGAAGTGCGGAAACTTCCGCTGCATAATTAAAGGAGGAAAACAAAATGATTAACTGGATTGTACGAATCAAAAACAAAAGCTTCTGGCTGGCCATCATCCCCGCCGTGCTGCTGCTGGTGCAGACCGTAGCGGCGGTGTTTGGCTACTCCCTGGACTTCGGCGAACTGGGCAACCGCCTCATTGCTGTGGTCAACGCCGTGTTCGGTGTGCTGGTGATTCTGGGCGTGGTCAATGATCCTACCACCGCCGGTATCGCTGACAGCAAACAGGCAAGAACCTACAGTTCCCCCAAGGAGGACTGATGTGATAAGTGGATAAAGTCCCGTGGAATCGGGTAATTCTGGATGAGTTCTGTTCTCTGGCAATTCTCACGCCGCTAGAGGAAAAAATCATCCGCACCCGAGCCGCCGGATGGAGCCGTGTACAGCAGTGCCACGCTTACGGCATGTCCCTTGCCACATTAGATAGGTACATTAGGAAGTTGAAAAACTCCTATAACAGTGTGCAGGAGTATAGCTACATACTCCCAAAAAACATAGACTTCTGATAGCTTTTTGAAGGATATGTGATTGTAAGTCGGTAGGGAAACGAGAGTTTCCCTACCGATTTTTTTGTTATTCTATAGGCAGGAAGGGGGCGTTGCCTATGGCTGAATTTCAAAGCTTTAATCCCAATCCCCGCGCCGCGAAAGTCGGCGATTGTGCAGTCAGAGCTGTGGCAAAGGCTCTTGGAATTGACTGGTATCAATCATACGTTGAGCTGGCCAGCGAGGGGCTGACCCAATGCGATATGCCTAGCGCAAATAACGTATGGGGCGCGGTGTTACGGCGGCACGGATTCAGGCGGGCGGCAATCCCGGCGGAATGCCCGGACTGCTACACCGTAGGCGATTTTATCCGGGAATACCCTGACGGGATCTACGTTGTCGCGCTGAAAAACCACGTTGTTGCCGTGGAAAACGGCGTTTTGTACGATACTTGGAACTCAATGGACGAAAATCCTATCTATTTTTGGAGGCGTGAATGATGGCAAACCCTTATATGCAACCCAACTACCAATCCGGCTATTTTCAGCCCAACTATTTCCAGCCGCAAATGCCAATTGGGCAACCGCAGATGCCCGCACAACCCCAACAGCCGCCCCTTGATGACCGAATTTGGGTAGCTTCGGAATCTGCGGCGGAGGCGTTTATCGTCACGGCAAACGGATTTGTGCGGCTCTGGGACAGCAACAAGCCTGTATTCTACGAAAAGCGGACGGACGCGCAAGGGCGACCAATGCCGATTGTAGCGTATGAATACAAAATCTGGGACGCAGGAGCTACTCCGGAGGCAGTCAGCGCAGGATTTGAGCAGCGGCTTTCCGCTGTAGAGGAACGGCTGAACCAGCTGACGGATGGAAAACGCGATGCCAAGAAAACGGAGGTAAAACGCAATGATGCCTAATCCTATGCAGATGATTTTCCAATTTCCCCAATTTATGCAGCAGATGAGGGGGCAAGACCCGCAGCAACTGCTTAATCAGCTTGTGCAGAGCGGGCGTGTAAACCAGCAGCAGCTTAACCAAGCCCAGCAAATGGCACAGCAGATGCAGGGGCAGTTTGAGCAATTCCGGGGCATGTTTGGCTTCGGAGCGCCTAGAAGGTAAACAATAATCTGGCCGGATTTTGTTATATTTTTCATCTTTTGAAAGGAGAACAAAATGAGTATTACAGCAAGTGAAATGACCCCCGCTGATATCAGAGCTGTCACCGATGGCAACAACGGCGGCTATGGCGGAGGCTGGGGCGGTGATTGGTCTGCATGGATCATCATTTTCCTGATCTTCGGCTTCTTTGGCTGGGGCGGCAACGGCTGGGGTGGAGGCTTCGGCGGTCGTGGTTCCGGCGCTGGCGTGGTGGACGGGTATGTTCTCGCGTCCGATTTTTCCAACATTGAGCGGAAAATTGACGGCGTGAACAACGGCGTTTGCGACGGCTTCTATGCCATGAATACCGGTATGCTGAATGGGTTCGCAGGCGTGAACCAGAATATCAGCAACGGTTTCCAGGCGGCGGAGCTTTCCCGGTGCAATCAGCAGGCCGCCTTGATGCAGCAGCTTTTCCAGATGCAGATGGCAAATCAGGAGTGCTGCTGCGAAAACCGCGCCGCTATCCAGGGCGTGAACTACAATCTGGCTACCCAGAGCTGCGACACCCGGAACACCATCCAGAACACCACCCGTGATATCATCGATGCCATGAACTGCGGTTTCCGCTCCATCGACCAGCGCTTGACTGCCCAGGAGCTGGCGGCGAAAGATCAGAAAATCGCCGATCAGAATCAGCAGCTCTTTATGGCGCAGCTGGCCGCGTCCCAGAATGCCCAGAATCTCACGATCAAGGGCTATGTGGAGAACCAGTTCGCGTACTACAATCCCCGCCCAGTTCCCGCTTATCAGGTGCAGAATCCCAACTGCTGCTACGGTAACGGCTACGGCTGCGGGAGTGTAGCGTAAGGAGGGACTAGCATGGCGGTTGAACTTACTGCGAACGCTGTCCAGGCGGTGCCCGCCGGACAAAACGTGCTGTTTACCGATGCGCCGGTGAAATGCGGGCGGGGGTATGTTGTTCACCGTGAAGGCGCTGGGCTGGTGACACTTCGGGGCATTTGCAATGGATGTTCCCCGATTGCGCGGTATCGCGTGCTTTTCGTGGGAAACATCTCCGTGCCTACCGGCGGAACCGCTGGGGCTATCAGCGTAGCGCTGGCGCTGGGCGGTGAAGCGCTTCCCACCACTACGGCGACGGCAACACCCGCCGCCGTGGGAGATGCATTCAACGTGGCGACCTCCGCGTTTGTGGATGTTCCCCGTGGGTGCTGCGTAGCGTTATCCGTGCGCAATGTCTCCACGCAGGCAATCGATGTTGCCAACGCCAATCTGATGATTGAGCGCGTGGCCTAGGAGGTGAAATTATGAAGCACTGGGAACAGTTGAGAGATACACTTTGCCGGGAACTGGACGAAATCGCCGAAAAAGGCGAACTGTCCGCCGGTGATCTGGAAACCGTGGACAAGCTGACGCACACCATGAAGAATCTGGACAAGATTATGATGGGTGAAGGATACAGCAGTGCCGGGGACTGGTACGCCATGGGCAACTATGGACGGGATGGCTATAGAGCCGATTACCGGGACGGCGTGAGCTATCGAGGCCGTAAACGCGATAGCATGGGGCGCTACAGCCGCGCAGACGCCAAGGAAGATATGGTGGATAAGCTGCGGCGTATGATTGATGAAGCGCCGGATAGCCGGACGCGAGAGGCTCTGGAAAAGGCCGTCCGTTGTATGGAGGAGTAAAAAATGTTGGCAGAGCGGGATTTGCTGGAAACAATCGAAGAATGTAAAGCAGTGAAGCGCCCGACGGCGGCAACATGCCAGTTGATGGCTTCGTGCTATACCATTCTAGATCACATGTTCCCGGAATATTCCCGCTCTGCTGATGTTTCCCCCGTAAGCTTGTATTCCTCCGCTCCTGCGCCACAAAATGATGAAATATCCGGGAGCGAGTTCGCAATTGCCGCAAATTCAGCGGGAATGAAACGGCTATTAGAAGTGATGGACGAACACATGGAGTGCATTCGGCTGATATACCCCAAAGAATACGCGGCGATTATGCGGCGGCTCAGAGAATGAGCGGCAAAATTCCGTTGCCAATCCGTTGCCAATTTGCACCCTAAAAACGTACCGCACGCGGGAAAATATTAAAATCTGTGGTAATATTTTCACGTAGAATAGTTCGAAGAACGTGGGAATATAGCTGATAAAGCAATAAAAAAGCCCTAGAATTGATTTCTAGGGCTTTTTCTGCATGGTGACCCGTACGGGAATCGAACCCAGCACATTATTCCTTAAACATGTTGCCACTCTAATGGATTCTATTTTTCGTTTCCAATTTTGTTGCCAATTTTACCGTTCTCCGATGGGCTGGACGAGAAAAAGTTCCGAAAGCCCTGCGCCATTTGGGCAATATCCTTCTGCGCTACGTGCGTGTAAATTTTGTGCATCGTCTCGTCATCTGCCCACCCGCCAATTTTCATTGCTATCTTTTTCGGCATCTGGAGGTGATAAGCCAGAGACGCGAAGCTGTGCCGCAATCCGTGGTTCCCGACTTTCGGCAGGCCGTTGGCGGAACAAATCTCGTTTATCCTTGTGCATATCCACCCGCCGGTCAGGTTGACGACATAGCCTTCCTTGTTATCAACTGCCTTTAGTGCTTCCATCAGCGGCTCAATAATCGGCACCGTGCGCCGGGAAGAATCGTTTTTATTCTGCTTCTTGTGAACCAGCTTGCCGCCGTCCCCGGCCACTCTTGCCCCGTGGACATATATTATTTCGTTCTTGAAATCGACCTTGTCCCACGTCAGCGCCAGCATCTCCGACCTGCGCAAGCTGGATAATTCCAGCAGGGCGGCGATTTCTATCGATTCCCCTTTTATGGCTTGCAGGAACACCGGTATCTGATCTGGGTCAAGGTACGGCTTTTCGTTGTGTTCCTTTTCCGGCAGGGTCACCCGCGGCCTGCGTCCGGTTTCCTCGAATATCGCTGCGGAAATCAGCATCCACACGTTTTTGATATATTTCGGGGACAGCGATTTTGCTTCCCTGCGGATGGCGGCTTGCCACTGTTCGTCCGTGGTGGTGTACACGTCAGCCGCCATCATGCTTTGGAAACGCTGCTTGCGGTAGGATTCATACGCATAAATCGTTGACGGCGACTTGAATCCCTTCCGGGCGGCTATATATTTATCAAGCGTGTCCCCCAGCGTCTTCCCCCGCTTACCGGGCGCGGCCTTTGCTTCGATAACGCCGTTTTTCAAAGCGAGATATTCGGCCACGCATTCATCATATGTATCTTTCGTAATGGATACGCGGCGATCCTCTATCAATACACGTGTGTGCCACGCCCCGGAGGGGAGCTGCTTAATTTTTGGGAGCCTGATTTCCGGCTCCTTTTTTCTTTTTGCCATCCCGTTCACCTCCACTTAAAAGCTTGTGGAAAATCAAAAATGCCGTGAGCATAAAAACAGCGGCGATTCCTGCCGCGCCGAATAAAATTACCGCAGAAATCTTTTCGGAGCGAATCAGCCCCATTTCCGTGTTCCGGGCATCCAGCACCATATAGATTATGAGTACCGCCGCCAGCAGAATGTTTAACGCGCACTGCCCGTAAATCAAGGGCTTATCTTCCCTTTGCGCGGATGCAAGCGCACTGTCTTTTTCTGAAAGGGCGTCGCTTTGCTTGCGGATTCTGGTATCCCGGGCAGATATTCCCGCCTCCTGAATCCGGCTCCGATCAAGAAGGCGGGATATTGCGTTGTCCTTTTCTTGCAGCATTTCATCCTTGTGATCGAGTTCCAACTGCAAAAAATCCACGGTAACGGAATCGTCGCTTTTCTGCGGGGAAAGCCCGATAAGCTCGTCTGCGGATAATTCCAGGCTTGCGCATAGGGCGCACACGTCCATGAAGCCCGGGTTCATTAGCGTACCGGCAAAGAAACGGTTTAGGGTTGTTCGCGGTATTCCGGTCTCGTCGGCCAGTTGCTGAATGGTTTTGCCTTGCTGCTGTTTGGCGGCCTTGATTTTTTCCACCAACGTCAAGCTTTGCTCATGCAGCGCCAAAATACGTTCCTCCGTGGGCAAAATAACTCGCTCCTTTCCATTTTGGCACACAAAATCTACGCCGTGTAAACGGATTGTACGATTTGCGCGTTTACTTTTATAGTGGTAGGGACTATGGTAAAGGTGCAACCGGCAAGGGACACACGGCGTTACCGGCGGCAAGCCCCGCCACCTTGTGGCACGGGTGGCGGGGCATATCAAAATCAGTGAATTTTCTTATAGGTAACTTCCAGCCCTGTATTGGGATGATATTTCCACGTTACGGTTACATTCTTACTATTGTATGTTTCGGTTTGCCTTCCATCGGATGCGGATGTTTCGTTCATCTGATTGAAAAGAGAATCAGGAAGCCCCAGCAGCCCATTGATGGTAGGGATTGTAACGTAGGCCTCGCGGCAATCAAGGCCAGAATCGTCATAGTTGTACGGATTTGTATCAACGCTCAAATAACTGCCATCCGCCCCTACTTCTGCCCATGTGGAATCACATAGGGTATCGTATATCCACTTAAAATCAGGTTTAGTGGCTCGCTGAATGAATATGAACGCTGCGACAAAAATTGCGACCATTGCAATAATTGCCGGGACAAAATAGCTTTTCTTCTTGGGTTCGGCTTTTTGCTTGGGTGGAGCATTTAGATCAGCGCCGCAGTTATCACAAAATTTTTGATTTTCTCTTATGGCAGCGCCGCAGGACGGGCATACCATTTGTGGGGTATTTTGTTCGCCTGATGTTTCGAGTTCATTTGTTGAATCTTCCATAGTGATACCTCTTTCTTTTTTATTTTCTACCCCGGGGCACGGGATATACTTTTGCAACGGTGACCATACAGGAAAATAATACCACGTTCGATACATATTTTCAATGAATAGAAAGATTTTTTGTGCAATTTTTTAATTAGTCCGATTTATTGGACATTTAGTGTGCTACTGCATGTTATGCAAACAATTGTTCTAAATATAAAAGGAGGAACGGCCAGTGGCGAAAAATGCATTGCGAAACAGAGTAAACCGTGATATAATGGAAGAAAGGAGAACATTACCGAACATTCGTGAACAGTTGGCGGAGAATATTCTTTCCCTAACTGATGAACAGGCTGCATATGTGCTAAGGAGGGTAAAATGTTTGTTACAAAGCGAGCGCTCAGAAAAGAGAATCGAAAACTAAAAGAACTGCTTCAAAAATGCCAGAATCTGCAAAGCGAAGTCAAAGACTCCTGCCTTAATGCCAACTGCATTCTGTGCGAACACTGTGTAATGCCGCAAAGCGACTTGCCATTTGTTTTGGTTGGATGCAGGTTGGAGCGTGCCTGTGCCCACTTTTCACCAAATCAAATCTGTAAGGAACTTCACAAGCAATGCGGAACAGACGCCGAGGAAAAAACCGATTGCCTCGTGGAAAATGGCTGACCGCCATTCCTTGTGCCGAAGTTCCTTATAATTTCGCCCCTTCTCCGTCAAGCAGAAATCGCTGTGGGCGTCGTTCACCCATTCGATACAGTTACATTCGGCAAGGTATGCCAGAATGCCGGTATAATCTGAATAGCTGTGAATTTTCTTTTCATCAATAACGCCCATCCAAGCTATTACGTTGTATGTGTTGGAGTTCCCGAGCGGGGGATTGGCAATCAGGATATCCAGCACATATTTGGAATCTTTCGTTAATCTCACAATAAATTTATAGCCTCCTTGATAATGTTGGAAAGCTTACCGCACTGATCGCCGGACAGGCTATCAATTAAATCCAGAAGTTCCCGTTTTTCGGGGCTGACCTCGCCATTCGTGGCGGGGTCTTTTTTTGTTTCCTCGCCCTTGAGATACTCAACGGTGACGCCGAAATAAGCCGAAAGCTTGGCTAGTGTAGTATCATTCGGCAGTTTCCCTTTTTTCCAACCGTTGGCGGCGGCATTTGATAGTCCAATAGCAGATGCTACCCCAGAGGCGGACATTCCTTTATTTGCGCACAGCTCACAGTAGCGCATATAAAAATTTGTTTGTTCTTCGCCTTTTAAAAAATCTACGGTTACACCGAAATGATCGGCAATTTTTTGTAATGTTGCGTCTCTCGGTTCTGCCCCGTTCTTCCATCTTGTTACAGATGGTTTGCCAAGTTTTAGTTCCACGGCAACAGCGGATGGGGATTTCCCAACGGAATTACACAATTTAACATAATTTTCGTAAAAAGCCATAATTAACACTCCTGCATTTTGTGCAATGTGACAAAGTTGCGTTTGTTATCACTTTTACAGTTGACAGTTACGTTTGTTAACGCTATAATAGCACTGTGAGTTACGAAAGTAAACAAAACCCCAGACCCAGGGCAAAAAATCCTGCGTCAAAGCTATTCTGTTCCTCGCAAGTACATAGTAGCACACTTTGTTAACTTTTGCAACCACAAAATGACTGCGGCGGGAAAGAAAAAACGCCTGCGGACAATCGCAGACGCTTTTCCCCCAGATTTTTTACCGAAACACGGCGGCAACCCGGCACGCGCCGAAATTACTTTATCGGCGGCTCCCGGGCAGTTGCATTAGGCCGGGAGAAATGCCGAATCCGTAAATTGTCTTACGGTTCTTAGCCGTGCCAATCACTTACAGCATATCTGGTTGCTGTGCTCCATGCGCATCATGCAGTTGCCTTAGTTCGGAACGCCAGAGCAAAAAGATTGCTTCGCCAATGGCTCCGCATCAAATCACCCCTTTCTGTTGTTACACAGGGAACGCATGAAATTGTAGCACGGTTTCTCGCCGCAGTCAACATTTTTAACTAAAAGGAGGAATACAATGCCCGAAAAATGGACGGGGCGGCTCATCGGGCGGATGCACAATGAGCGGATCACCTATGAGCAGCTGGCAAACGAAATGGGCGTGAACAAAGCGTACATTTCCATGATTCTGAATGGGAAGCGGAAGCCACCCAATATCCAGAAGCGGATGGAGACCGCTTTGGAAGCAATCATCAAGCGGGAGCGAGAGAAGCAATCTCAGAAGAAGGGAGAAATAACATGAGTACCTCCACGATTCTTTCAATAATTGGAATGGCGTTTGCCTGCTATTCGTTGGGGTACAGCGTTCGGGGGCTAGTAGATTGCATTGCTCCCAAGGTAAAGCCCGCAGATAAAGAGAGCGAGGGGAAAGACAATGCCTAGAATCCGGCAGTATGCCGAGCGCTACGCAGCGGAAGATCTCTGGAAGGAAATCGACCGCTGCTGTCCCCTGGCGGGGATTCAGAGTGATAACGCTGTAGCGCTAGAAGAAAAAACCGGGGTAGACCATCAGACCCTTCGGAACTATCGGAAGGGCAAAACCGAAATGCGGGTAAGCGTCCTGAAAAAGCTGGTGACCACCCTCCACCCCAACCCGGCGGTGATTCTGAAAACCCTGGGGTACTCTGAGAAGGAGATACGGGCGTTTGCGAGGGAATTGCAGTGATCAGCCACGCGGTGGCGTAGCGAGGCTGAGCAGTGGTAGGCGCTGCAAAGGCGAGGATAGCACGGGGAGGCGAAGCCGCGGCTTGGCACCGAGTGGCTGAGCAAGGGCTATGATCGGCTCAGCGGCGCAGCGCACAGCGTCGCAAGGGCATTGCATAGAATCGCTAGGCGAGGGCACGCACAGCAAGGGCACCGATAGGGACAACAAAGCAAGGCAGAGCAGAGGCAAGGGGAAGCACAGCTGGGCAAGGGCACTGATATGGTGCGCGTTGCAACGAGAAAACCGC